ACAGCAACCAGTAGTGCGTTTAGTACAACTAACATTCAGTCTGATATGAATAGTCTTTATATTCAGCTTGTTAGAGGCACAGATGCACCTGACTTAGTTGTAGCAGGTTCAACACCTTACACAACTTTCCTAGCCACTCTACAGACTCTGCAAAGAGTTGCAGATAGTAGATTAGCCGATCTTGGCTTTACAGCAGTTAAGTATCTTAACTCAGATGTTGTCTATGACAGCAACTGTGCTGCAAGCAGAATGTACTTCCTCAATACAAATTACTTGAGGTTGGAAACTGCCGCAGGAAGAGACTTTGTTCCTGGTGAAGCTAAGGAATCAATCAACCAAGATGCCACTGTTAAATTAGCAGCTTAATATAGCAATATATTTCGAAAAACTCTTTGAATTCAGAGAAAGTCTTACTGAGATAACTCTGAGCCAAGCCCATTATTGGGAAGGTGCAACGATCATCCAAGGAATTGGAGTAGGGTCAAGTGACCTGAAGCGGAGAGCATCCCACAGGGATGATGATATGATCTGATCTGCATAGCAATATGCAGCAGCCGTAAGGCGGTCTAAGACTAACGATCTTAGGTGAACATGAATGAGTGCCAATGTTTTGGTCAGGTAATTTAACCTGCTCAAACAGAGCGTTACAAGGCGTTTTACATACATAGGAGGGTAGAATGAGTTTCGCACCAGTATTAGGTATTGACGTAACATCAGTCAGTGATACGGCTGAATTTAGGTTAGGTCAGCATGGAGCGGTGATTGGTTCACCAACTAAACTCTATAAGTATGTACAGTATGATACAGGCTCTGTAGGAACAGCAGCCGTAGCAGGTGAAGCTTGCTATTATTATACTTTGGATGGCTACAAAAATAATCAGGTAACATCTGATTTGTCAGATTCAGTCGAGATTGGAGCTGGCATCTTGCAAGCTGTAATGACCGATGGACAGTTCGGATGGGTTCAGATTAAAGGGCCTGCCACAATGACGATAGCTCTTAGTGCGGGGGCCGATGGTGACCCTCTCACAGCTACGGGGGCAGCGGATGGGACGTTGGACGTTTCAGCGGATGTAACGGATATCGTGGTGGCAATCGCAGGCGATGCCTCAGATAAAGAAATCATCTGTGATTTTCCTTTTTAGCATACTTTAAACAACTAGGGGCAGGGCAACTTGCCCCTTTTTAACCTTATGGGGGAACTATGAAAGTACAGTTTTATAAAAAGATGTTTAATGGTGAGATGAGAGATTTTGCCAGAATACCAGTAACAGATACAAAAGATATTTTAGAGACACCTGTAAGAGCAACAGATGTACAACGCTTCCCAAAAGAGTGGGCAGAATTTAAAAAGAATGAAAACAAAAAAATCACTGGTACTTTACTTAATAATTTACCAGGCATTTCAGAGGATAAGAAAATTGAGCTTGAACTTAAAGGTATTCAGACAATCGAGCAGTTGGATAAGGCAAAAAGTGCAATCTTGCAAAGCATGGGTGATGTCTATGTTTCACTCCAAAAAATTGCACAACTTCATGTCAAAGCCAACACCAAAAGCAGCACCAAGAAAATACAAGAAAAGAAAGACAAGTAAAAAATGACATTACTATCAATCTGTCAGAATGTTGCTGATTTCACAGGCTTTGAAAGACCAGTAACAGTTATTGACAATACAGACCCTATAGCAAGGCAGTTACTAGCACTTGCACAGAGAGAAGGTAAGCAGTTGATGCGTGTATCTGATTGGGCAGTGTTAAAGAAAGAGCATACATTTTCCACATCAAACGGCACAGCAGCCTATGCCCTGCCAAGTGACTTTGACAGATTGGTTTTAGAAACATCATACAACAGATCAGACAATGATATTATGACAGGGCCAATAAGCAGTTCTGAATATCAGCTAGTTAATCATGGCACTGCCTCACAAGGCACAACAGAAAAGTTTAGATTAAAAGCAGCATCAGGTGCATTAAAGTTTGAGATAGACCCAACACCTTCATCAACCCAGACTATAGGCTTTGAATATGTATCAACACAGTTCTGTCAGTCATCTGGTGGGAGTGGGCAAGCTGCGTGGGCAGCAGATACAGATGTGGGCATACTTGATGAATCAACAATGGAAATGGGCATAACCTGGCGTTTCAAGGCTGCTCATGGATTAGATTATGCAGAGGATTACAGGCAATACCAGTTAGAGGTTCGACAGGCTGTTGCTCGTAATGGCTCTGCACCAGTTCTGCAAATGGATGATGCAAGACGTTTGATTGTATCACCATACTCTTACAACTTAAATGATGGCAACTACGGCTTGAGTTAATGTTACAACCTTTAAGAACAGCAAGCAGATATAAAGTAAAATCAGCATCTGTACCTGCACCTTTTGGAGGTTTAAACAGTCGTGACTCTGTTGATCTTATGAAGCCGACAGATGCGATTGTTATGAACAACTTTTTCCCAACTGTGGAAAAGATTACATTGAGAGAAGGCTATACAAGTTTTTGTACAGGTATTGGTTCTGGTGATGTAGAAACATTGGTTGAGCATAATGCAGGTAGTAACAGACAATTACTGGCTGTTGGTGCAGATGGTGTTCTGTATCAGATAGATACTGGAAGTGCAGTCAGCAAGAAAACAGGTTTGTCAAATGGCAGGTTTCAGACTACTGCATTTAATGGCAAAACAATATTCGTCAATGGTGCAGAACAGTTTTCATGGGATGGCAGCAGTGCATCAGATATATCTCTGACATTATCTGACAGTTCATCTCAAGGCACAATCAAAGGTGTTCATGCACATAAGAACAGAATTTATTATTTTAGAGGTACAGATCAGAAGTTTTATTATTCAGCAACAGTAGACACATTTGCAGGTAACTTTACAGTCTTTGATTTATCTGTAGTAGCTGACAAAGGTGGTAACATTGTATCTATGGGTACAGTAACCATAGATGGCGGTGAGGGTGTTGATGACCTATTGGCGATCATACTGGCATCAGGTCAGGTGCTTATATATAGTGGATCAAACCCTAGTAGCGGTTTTAGTCTGATTGGTACATTCAGAATTGCAGAACCAATCAATGAGCCAAGATGTATAGCAAAGTTTGGTGGTGATATAGCTGTATCAACCAAAGAGGGTTACATAGCATTATCACAGGTTATCAAAAACGATATCATAGGACAAAGAGCGGCAGCCTTATCAGAAAAGATCAGAGGTACAGTGATTGCTCAGGTAGCATCAACAGGAACAACGACAGGGTGGCAGACATTTGTTTCTCCTGATGGCACAAAGATATTTTTTAATTATCCAACAGGTGATGGTACTGATCCATATAATCAGCACGTTTTTAACCCTATCATAAATGCCTGGTGTAACTTTGAAGCCATACCTGCAAGAGTGTGGGGGCAATACAATGGTGATACTTATTTTGGCGGTGCATCTGGTGTAGTCTTTAAAGTAGGTGGTACGGCTGATGTAGATGCTGCTATTACAGGAGATGTTGCCACAGCATTTAATTACTTTGGTGACAGAGCATCAATCAAACGATTTACTTCTGTTGCACCAATGTTAGAGGCTAGTACAACAGTCAGTTTTGATTTTGGTATTGCAGTTGATCAAGAGCCTGTAGCAGCACTCAATTTAAGTACAACAAGTTTTGCATCTGAGTTAGCTACATGGGATGTAGCCACATGGGATGATTTCTACTGGGCAGATACCGCAGGTGCAGGAATAACACAAAGAAGAAAATCAACAAGTAAATTAGGAAGGAGTGCAGCTTTGAGAATAAAGGTTGCCACAAGTACACAATCAGTCAGCTTTATTGCTGCTAACTTTACATACACACCAGGAGGGCCATTCTAATGCCATACAGTTCAGGTACATTTTCAAGAGTGCATGACTTTACGACAGACAGAGATGCAGGGATAAAAATTCAGGCAAGTCGTATGGATGCAGAGATGGATGGTATAGCTACAGGCTTATCAACAGCCATATTAAAAGATGGTACACAAACAACCACAGCCGTAGTACCTTTTGCTTTTGGCATATCTATTGTTGACAACAAAGCCATTACTCTTGGCACAAACTCCGATATTACAATCCAATATGATGAAACCACAAATGACAGTCTTGAGATTGCTGCGGCAGTTGAGGGTGCAGCATTAGGTATTGTTCTCC